GTCGACTACACGGCATCATGTCTTGTTAGAGCATGATTCATGTACAGTCGGCAGGGAAGCGTGTGTAACACTACGTACACCCCCCACTCCATTACAACAAATGAAGAAGCAGCAATGCGTTAATCAAACGCAATCACTCGCACACCCATCGCTCGCCCGGCAACCGGAGCTAGAGCACGCTGTATGTCCAAACCTTTGGAAAGAGGTTTGGCAACCGACCACATACGTTCGAGCCGACGTAAGTTCCTGAGATAGGACTTATTCGCCGGCTTGAGTTCCGCAATCGACACCTTTTCGTCGAAGAGCAGACCCACGGCCATTTTGCCGTAGACCGTATCGTAGTCAGTTATGTCCACTTCGTCGGTCAGGACCGACTGCCGTTCCGGCAGTCTCTCACCGATGAGTTTGTGGACGTCCCACAGCGGGGACAACGAAAGCCTTGGAGGTCGCGGAACACCGCGGGCCTTCATGCCATACAACTTCATGGCATCCAGCTTCGTTGCACCATGGTACGTCAAGGTCTCCGGATCATGCCAAGACGGCAATCCGACACCACCCAGAGACTCATGTACGTACCAGGGAATGTGCAAAGTGCTTAACACGTCGAAATGGTGACGAACAAACCATTTCATGAGTGTTCCGTGCAAACGCGGAGGAGCAAGACCAACAAGCTCCCGAGCGCGCGCGCCCAAAGAGGCAGCGCTGTCGACGTCGGCAACATCAGCCAACCCGACCTTCCCCCCCGAACGCTTATAGCCCATGAGCAGCCCAAAGTTCACATACGGTACTTGGAGCAACTCGCGACCCTGCGGAAAGAACGTTGTTGAGTTCATCTGCACAAAGTCGCGTGAGTAGAAGGTTTTCCCGATCGACTCGGAAAGCCCCCCTGCTCGCGTGACTAGTCGCCAGGCATAGCGTTGTCGTGCAGTCATCACCGCAGCGATGTCGTCGCCATTGAAGCAGAATCTACCATCCCGCAGCCCAATGGGCATGCGAGAGGTGGACCCAAGCTCCATGGCATAACGAGTCAACGCGGCGTTAACAATGCACAACACGGGAAAGGAAACAACGGAACCCATCAACTGACCCCACCGCTGCTTGCGGGTACGGCCAGTGGACGGTGTTAAGAACTCGTGCTGTGTAAGAGCGCGCGTCAGCAAAACGCGCTCACGGTGACGTAGATGACAGACGTCGGCTAAAGCTTCTGCGGCCTCCTCGGAGGCCCAGCTCGCTAGCTCGTTCGTCGCATCGGAATAGTCACCGGAAAGGTACCCAACCCCAACTTCACCTTCTAGAGTTCCGAGACGGGACTCCAGATAGCCGGCAGAGATGGTCTCGCCGACAAGGGAGAAGGCAGGGTGGTTGCGAAGCACCCTATGCAGAAACTTCTGCAATGGTTGGAGAACCGCGTAAGTCAGCGGTGGACCTTTTGAAATTACACGCACTTTGAGTGATTCTGGCAAAGCCAACGGCTCAACAAGCGGCCTTTCATCGGAGGCGGCGTGAAGTAGACGAACATAATACTCGTCAAATACCTCACGCAGCCGGGATGTATCCGCTACGTACTGCCCTGGCAACTGCTCAGGCTGCTTCTTCTCCTCGTCTTTCTCGACCGAAGCCACACGATGAAACTGCACCAACGTATTGAAGGGTGCACGTAGGTTATCAAGAAGCCCGGGATGGGCGAGGATCGCACCGACGCTACCCGCTTCATTTCTCGAACGAACATAGTTCGCAGAAGTGGAGGGGAACAGCATTCGGAAGCGGTCCTCGTCTTCATACCGGGAACGTGAGTATAACTCTACGACCGTGCGGCGGATCTCGGCCCGCAGGCGCTGCTGCCCAATATCCCAGACGGGAACCGGTCTCTTGTACTCCGCCTTAACATTGTCGGCGGCGTCCAGAGTATCGGCCCATTTGGGAGGTAGGGGATCGGAAAGGGTCATCGAAGGTTGTCCACGATGCACAACAGTAAGCTTTTCAACTGCTTCCTGCTCTGCTCGGACAAGACGCTCGCGCGAAGGCCGCGGGCATCCCTTCTTGACTCCATTACCGATCGTCTGCAGAAACTGTAGACGCGCCGAAGACGCGAGGACAATCCTTGTCCATCGCGAAGCTCGGCCACCTAGCAGCACTTGCGGGCTGTCCTTGCCCAGGCCTGGCGGACGCTTTGGAAGCTCCTGATCCAGGTGATAGGCGAAGAATGCAGCGTACTTGTACTTTGCAAACTTCAGCCAGTCACCTTGGAGCTCATCCACACAGCGAAGCCAGTGTTCCTGGGTCGATGCCATCTTCCAACCGGAGGCATCGAATCCAAACGCCACGTAGGCGTTGAGAAAGACTTGGAGAATTTGTTGTATAACGCGAAAGTTCGGATTCTGACCTTTCGCAGGAGATTTAAGATTTGGCATAGTTTGTGTCAACTCTTGAGTCTCTACCATAGACTCAAGCGATTTAGCGGCCATTACTTCCGCCATCACTTGGGTGTCCTGTTTAACCTAGTACCACGTAACTAGGGATCTCTGAGGTGCACGAATGCACCAAGG